ACCAAGAATCACGACTGCGATTGCCATGCCGCGTGCTGTCAAGAAGTTAGCAGCAGTGTCATAGATCTTGCGGAAGATAGCTCCCTGATCATTGTCGATATTCTCACCAACCCACTTGCGTATGGCAGTAAAGTTCTTGTCAGACAATAGTGTGATAAGCTCATCAAGTGATAGCTGACCAAAGTTATTTAGAAGCCCTGAGTCGATAGAACCAGTAGCCGAGTAGCGTTGTAGTTCATTAAGTACGCGACGCCAGTCAGGGAAGTGCTTCTTGATTACCTCTGCCACAACTGCCTGATCGAATGTCACGCTCTCAGTCGTGAGTATGTTCTCTACACGCTTGAAGAACTGACCAGCTAACTTAGCCATGTCAGACTTACTGATCTTAAAGTCTACAACGGAACACCGAGAGTGAAGCGGTTCAATGATCCTGTTTTTGAAATTACACGTGAGGATAAAGCCACAGTTCCTTGAAAACTCTTCCATGAAGTTACGTAGAGCAGGCTGAGTCGAGTTTGCGTTGAGATAGTCAGCTTCGTCGAGGATGACATACTTTCTGCCTCCGCTAAGTGATACAGAGGACGCGAAGTTAAGGATGTCATTTCTGAGTGTGTCAATGTTGCCATTCATACTCCCATTGATGATGATGTAGTCGCAGCCTAGTTGCTCGAGCATAGCCCGAGCAACCGTTGTCTTGCCGACGCCGGCACTACCAGCAAGAATGAGGTTAGGGATATTACCCTGATCCACAAACTGCTGGAAAGTTGCCTTTAGTCCTGCTGGAAGAATAGTGTCAGCGATGGTCTTAGGACGATACTTCTCTGTCCATAGAAAATCTTCTCTCATCTAAAGTCCAATCAGTTGAATGTTGATACTGCCTCAGTAGCAATCCAGTACTCTAGCTCTGGTGACTTAAAGTGTGCAAAGCCACGAGTAGAGAGATCTACCTCATAGTAGCCATTAGTAATGTTCTTAGAGAGAACGCCAAAGTTCTCTGGCTTGAACACTGCGTTGAAGGTACGATCTGTCTGACCTAGTGTGACGGTATATGTGTCACCCGATGGATTAGACACGTCGATTGCCTTCATAGTTAGATTAGCACCGTCACCACTGATAGCAATCTCGGAGAGATTTAAGATACCAAGCGCACGCTCGATGTCTTTAATGCTATCGATAGTCAAGCTAAACTTAACTTCACCCTCAGGGAAGTTAGGCTCTTTAGTTGAAGGCATAGGAATCGTAGACTCCTCTGCTATNGTGTAGTTTACGTTCTTAGTGTTAGACCCATCAGTGATAGTGACAAAGCGATCTGTCACAGTGATAGTTGGCTCATTGAATAGTGACATAGTATTAAGGAAACGACTCAAGCTATAGACAGCAAACCTCTTTGTGAAGTTAACTGGCACAGTAGCGCGAGCAAAGATGTTCTTGAGTGGAGACACCGTAGTGATGGTGTCTCCCTCTTTGAACAACATGGACGGGTTGATCTGCGAGAAACTCTTTAGAACATTAACCGTCTTAGTATCAAACTTCACGTTATTCATAATATAGTATACTCCTTACTTCTTTTTCTTTTTCAGTGCTTCAGGGTCAGCAGTAGCGGACGCACCGATCTGTGCAAGATCTGCGAGTGATCCACCAAAAATGTATGAGCCGACATGTTGTAGTTTCATCCATGGACAGAACCAAGTAGAGAGTCCAATATCTTGAACCTTCTGACAGAACCAATAGTCTTCAGAGAGATAGCGCTTCGACTTAGGATCGATCTCAGCCTGGAAGAACTGCATGATCTCACGAGAGCCGTCAAACGCCTCAGTGCGAACATGGTCAGGACGATAGCTATACTGAGGATATGCCTCAACAAACTTTTTGCAAGCATCCTTAGTGATCATCATAAAACCAGTACCAATCTCAAGAACCTCACAAGGCTCACCGATAGCGATCGATCCAGTGTTTTGCTTAGGATTAAACACGTAGTCGCCTACATAGCGATCGAGTTGTCCTGGATCCTCATCAGCAAGTCCCTTATCGACTGCGAGCTTGATCTTCTCCCAGCTGATGCACTTCTTAGGGTAAGGTCCACCGATGATGTTATACTTCTCTGGCTCTTGAGCTTGAAGTGCCATAAGAGCGATAACATCGTGTGGATTAAATCCGATGTCAGAGTCGATGAACATAAGGTGCTCTGCCTCAGAGCGCATGAACTCATCGACGCAGTAGTTACGCGCGCGAGTGATCAACGACTCATTAAAGAGGAAGTAGAGCTGAAGTGGGATACCATAGTTGGTGCAGAGTGCAGAGAGGTCGGCGATCGACTTCGTGAACATGCCAGCACACTGGCCACCATACATAGGTGTTGCGAGGAATAGCTTGCGCTTACGAAGATCCTCGATCGGAATATTAATTTCCATTATTTAGTCTCCTTGTCATGTACATGCAATTGCATAATAGCATAGTGAATCACTTTCATTAGATCTTTTCTCCAGTCGGCTGGAGAACCCTTCTTACCATAACGTTGGGCATACTTCATGACGTTGCCCATACAGAAGCCTGTACCGTGGCCAGAATCAATAATAAACTCTGTGGCTTGAAACTTGTTCTGCGAGTAATGCTCGCCGTATGTATTATTAATATACTCTAAAATCTCAGTTATGTACACACTTTCGTTGTACTTATATTGAATAGTTTTAGATATATCTACCTTTGTTATATTAAAAGCCATGTTGATATCTGTCTCAACAAATCTGCCTGTAGGATCAGTAGTACCTGTATAATACATGTTACTACCTGTAGATCCAAACATTGGCGTGCCAAGCATATTAATATCATCAGCTGTTAGTGCGCCTATAGCACCATCTTTAAAATAATCCATATCATTCTCCATCATATAAACTCACTCAATCCATTCACAACTATATTGTTATACTCTAAGCCCTGCCAGTGTGGATAGTGCTCACGCGATAAGTGAACTGACTTAGGCTTCTCCATAAACTTAAAGTCTAACTCACCCTTGCTATTCAGCATATGGCGGTTCCAACGATATAGTTTAACTCTATCAGTCTCTTGTCTCTCACACTCAGTGATAAAGATCTTACGCACGGCAGTTCTCTCTTCCCATGTGCCATAGTAAGGAGTTCCCTTATAGTATCCAGTCTTTGGTAGTTTGCGAGATACATCCTCAATAGGAAGCGGCTCATAGATCTTTACATTAGTATTAAGCTCTTTTGCCTGCTCAAAGTACTTACGAACCAACTCTATAGTCGCAGTGGCAGGATCAGCCTGTCTCATTAGATGATGACGTATATCGATATTGCCGAAATAGAATTCTAGCTCGTCATACTCAATATTTGGTATTGGTAAGAATGACTTGAGGCCTTGCTTAAGGGCACCGTGTAGTGTCTTAAATGGAACTGAGTTTACCATCCAACCTGGACGATACATACAGATAGCATGACTATCACCGATAGCAGCATTGCGATAGATCGACAACTTATTAGGATCAACAACCGGTGCATTGACCATACGCTTGATATTATCCCAGTCGACTTCATGCCACTTAGGATTGACACTGTCATTACCTTCCATGCGCTTAGCTACCATTTGATAGTAGTCGGGGAATGGAATGATTAGTGAGAAGACCGTTCCACGAAACTTAGATAGATTAATAAGGTTATCGACAACAGGAGTATCAGAAAGCCCACCGAATAGATTAAGAGTGCCACCCCAATCGTTACCGTGATAAACGTAAAGAACGTCGAACTTATTGAAGTCATCATGGTAATTGGTGCCTCCCATATTGACAGTGATATCTATACCAGATTGTTTAATCTGGTCTGCATAGATTACTGCCTGAGCTGCACGGTGTGAAGCTGTATTATTTGATATAGTCGCGAACGGTGATGCTAGAAGAGCTCTCATTGTATATTTTTATCCCAATCACGATACGAGTCAACTGTATTATATATACAAGGATTTTGTAAAACAGGGTCCGGTCCGACATTCCACATTAAAATATTCTCACCGGTATTCTTAGGAATATACTTCCAGACTTTTGCATCATACGTAGAGATAGCAGGAAACGGTGGCATGTTCTCTGGCTTCTCTGGAGCATTAAAGTCTAATGGCTCAGATATCACCTGTGCTCTTCCTAGCTCACCTTCTTTGAGATTGCGGGCGACAGCGATAGAAGTAAACTTAGCTTTTGGCCATGCAATTTGAAGTGCTCGTGAGAGTACACCTGTTGATGTTGCAACATAGACGTGATCAGGTGGCTCAATAGTAGAAGCGGCGTGAACAATACCGGCAGTAGCCAACTCATGTCTAAGACCGAGTGGAACGAAGAAAGCATTATTATCATCAGCCCATTCCTTTGCATACTTATTTAGATTAGGCATTGCAGCGATGCGCTTAAAGATAGGTATTGCTCCCTGCTCGATGCAGCATGCTTGATGAAGAGATATCTGCTTAGCTGCTGGCATAAACAAGACTACTCTCTTGTTATGACGACGAGCTGCATCTAAAATAGAAACACCAGCAAGACCAGTACGGGGCTGCGAGTATACGATCGTATTATAGTTTGTCTTTGACATAAGAAGATCGCCAGCACGTGTCTTAGTGCCTACGATCATGTCATCACGTACTACACGAACACCATCATGAACGACAACTACAGGATCAGGATTGTAAGGTGTCCATCCCTCGGCTAAAGAGAGATAATAGTCTCTAGCCTCTTCAATAGTGCAACCAGGATATAGTCTAGCATCTTTGTTAATGCCATCAATGACGTGTGTATCATGAGACATAGTTTAATCCCTTCACCATCTCTTTATACTGCTCTACTGATAGACCTGCTTTCTTGATTATATAGTCATCAGATGGGTGTGCAGTCATTCCGTTAAAGGTACTGACGAGATTAAGGTCGAGCATAGCTTTTTGTCTTCCGTACGGGTGATCCTTAATCCTACACGATGACCAGACCCCGTCGAAGTCCAGATGGTCGTAGTGCGCCCCTGGGCGGACGTAGTTTTCGACCCATCTGATGAAGTCGCAGCAGACGTCTTCCGCATTGTACGGAAGAGAGGACGTATCGTCATATATCTTCTCCATTACTTTATCTAGGAATTCCATCTGGTTCATCTTCTTAGTTGGAACTGCCAGATAGTTAATACACTCTACGGCGTTTGTGCCATAATAAAACATTGAGTCTAGGTTAACATATTGAGGGTACCAATCAGCAATGTCTGCTAGTACAGCTGCGTATTGGAATTGATAGACACGTAAACCGTTGCGCCTATTCCAATCAAACATGAACTCACCAATCTCGCGCAGATCCTTCTTAGCATTTGATCTTTGAAGCCACTCTGCCAACTCACGAGCTAGACGTGGTGCATACTCTGAGAGGTAATAATCTCCACCACGCTTATACTTAGAGCCAGCAGGTGGTTTAGGAAATGCAGGAAACTGATAACCAACTGATGTATAGAATGAGCGGTCATAGTTATTCAGCATCTTAACCATGTCCTCGATGCTCTTAGCATTACATAAGACAGGAAGAATCGTGTTGTGATAGCCAGATGGCTGAGTAGCGTAGTTAATAGCAGAACCAGTGACACGATGTAAGATAAAGATATAAAGCCACTCAGGTAGTGAGAAGTCAGAGTGCTTACCAGTCCATGCCTTTGCTACAGCATCACGCTGTTTAGTTACCATCCCTGCTTCCATCTTCTTCCAGTATGGATGCTCTTCAGTCCATCCATAGAAGCAGTCGTTCATTATCTGTGAGAAGCCTGCTAGCTTACGCTCTACTACGTCATACAGAGTCACATAGTGAAGTAAGTCATCACCCATGTCAGAGTCTGCATGTTCAATCATTCCGTAAGGTGGCTTTGTAGATGTATTACACTTCTCTTGCTGCTCAGCCGCGAGATGAAAGTAACGAATGAACTCATCATAATACTGAGTCGTCTCAATGCTCATTAAGATATTCCTTCAATTGCTCTAACATAGAGAGCTCATATTGTTTGTCATTAAGCTTTCTATTTAGTCCTGATGGATGAGGCATAACAAAATGCTTTATTCCGAGCTTATTTAGCGCGCGAGAAGGAAATGCACCCAGAGATATTATCTTGTCATATCCCTGAGTACATGTTGATAAGAATTCATAGTCTATGTCTTTGTATGTATAAGGACCAGGTTTACTAATACAATTCACAAAAGAAAAGAACTGCAGCCCTAGGCTGTCAGTCCATTGATATAGTCTCTTTAGTGTTATTGTTGGATCCGCTTTCTTAGACGAAGAGGGATTTATCCCCACAATCAGCACGCGCGGACACTCCAGCTTCTTGGAAGATGGCTGATGTGACTTTGAACGAATCATTCCACTTCTCTCCAATCTCTGCCGGGTAACACATGAAGACACGTTTAATTCCAACTTGCACAACTCCCTTAGCACACTCAGAACAGACCGGTAGACCATACACATATAGGTCTGCATCACGAAGACTTATACCATTTAGTGTTGCATTGTAGATGCAGTTCATCTCAGCATGAACAACAAACTTATACTTCTCCTCGCGATTAATAAGACGCTCATATGAGTCCTTAATACCACGAGGGAAACCATTATAACCCTGTGATAGGATCTGACCATCACGACCGACAGCAACAGCACCGACTTTAGTGCTCGGGTCCTTAGACCAGCCGGCAATATGACCGGCTAGATCCAAGTACTTCTTCATCCAACTCTCAGAGAACGAGGTCAAAGTGTCGCTCATATACATGAAGAGATCCTACATTCCAGTGAATGTCACCGATCTCAATACCTAAGTCAGTAGACAACTTTCCTAGTACGGTCTGCTGCCAAGCATAATCGTTCTTATATCCATATACTACATCATTTGAACGCATTTGTACAACACTATGTAGCTTGTTATTACGTATTAGATACTGAACGGTATTAGTGCACATAAAGTCAGACATACCGTTTTTGTTATAGTCTGACCACATGCTAGGTCTTGTATAGATCATTGTAGCACGACGAGAGTCAGGATTACGCTTAAGCTCATCGAGAACATTATGATACTGCTCACCATTATCTGGTGAAAAGATACACCAACCATAGTTAGAGTTGATCCAGCCTTCAGGATCAGATACCTGTTGCCAGATAGCAGGAGCACCACCAGGAATATCATTGACATTTAGTGACTGTGACTCATACCATTGTATCTCACGCATCACATAGTCATAGTTGACTTTGCCAAAGATACTAGGCTCGTCCGCAATGAATGATGCATTGATGATCTCTAACATCTTGACGCCAGTCTTATCTGTTACAAACATCTCATGTTTTTTTAATGACCAAAAAGACCTGCGTATATCACCTACGTAGTTACGAGTGTGCATCAGTGACTACCTTGTTATTGAACATGTCACGATTAAGATCTTGGCCAGGAATACCACCACGAAGCCAAGCTACTGCAAACGATGCATAGTTGATCAGGTCTTTATAGGTATCCTCAAGAGACTCAAAGTTAGCAGAGTCTGCACGGCCAGACTCAAGAAGAGACTGTGCACGGTAGAGCTTGCCTTGCATGATGTCATGAATAGAGTCTATGCCACGTCGATAGTGCATAGCCTGAACTACATTAGAGTTAGGATTTTGATAGTCTTGAGACTTAGCTTGCTGAAGGGCAATGCACTCTTGAAGGATGATAACTGATTCACGATCTGACATGTTGACTCCTAGATGTTGAATACACAGTCGCCATTTTTGGCGGCATTATAATGACTATAAATTATATCTTCACTTTTGTACACAGATGTTTTCATATATTTTTTAAAAGACTTAGCATCTGCTACCAACATAAACTTTACTGCATAGCTATTGTTATCTTTGTTTTCCTTAAGTTTTCCACAAATAAGGACATCTATTATGTCAAGATTTTTTAAGAAAGTATTTAAAGCTTTCTTAGGATAGGAAAACCATTTAAAATTATCAGACTCTCCAAATCTTTTTACCTCAATAGTTATTCCGCTAGGAGCATGAGTAAGATCATATGCATACGTGTCTGGATCGAACTTATTATGCTCTTTAGTGTTTAAGATAAAGTTTGCATCATACTTTGCTAAAGCATACTCAATCAGCATTTTTTTAGTAGAATTATAGACTTCTTCGTATTCTCTTCCATGACGTGTTACTGGATTATTAAAAATATCATCAGTTTTCTTTTTAATAAAGTTCTCAGTTTCTTCAGTCTTTTCTAGATAGATCCATTTACCCAATGGAATCTCTTTAGCAAAGTCATTAATAGTCATCTTAGTAGACCTTTTTAAAGTACCCTAGATTGTTCTCATGCGAAGGTGCAACCCAACCCTCAGGCTTAATAAGATCCGGAAGACCTAATGGATTAGGACGCGACTCCTTGATGCCGACTTGCTTATTCATGTTTGCCTGGTGAACTGCATCCCATGCTGCATGGGCATCTACGTTCATGGCATCCAGCGTTCCAATAGCCACAACACAGAGATCGATCAAGGCGTCTACTGCATCGTCAGCATTCTCTGCTGAGCGAAGTTCCTTCATCTCCTCATCGAGGAAACTATAGCGAAACTCTAGAAACTTATGAAGCATCTCATTATCCAGAGAGTCAACTACTTTATGCACACCATAGTGCTTATGCATTCGAAATATATCTGCAACCCAATCTTTAGACATTCTTACCCCACTTTCATCATTGATTGTAATAAAGCATTTCTAGCTTCAAATCCATAGTGTTGATCCAGTATATGGATCGAGAAACTAAGCATTGCAGAAGCTAGTAACACCACATCTTGTTCGTTATCACACATCATAATCTGCTGGTGTATAGGTTGTGATAACTCCCTAGACCTAGCGTGTAGTTCTTCCTCTCGGGTCATAGCCATTCAGGTTTATCCCTCTTAGTCCACTTATGTAAGCTTGACTTTCCCATCTTATAATAGTTTCTATAATTTGTACATGGGTCATTGCTAATTTTATACTCGTCAGCCATAGCTGACGGCATAGGTGTCCAGTCCCAGGCTTTTAGATTAAAGGGGGGAGACTGCAGGTCTATGGCCATTTCTGAGCACTTATGCTTCTTGCCATACCGGTAGGTGTACTCATCTAGTAGACCAAATAAATGGTCAGACAACCACGTGTAGTTCTCTACCGACTCACGGCACCAGACAGCTGATGGGTGGTTGACGTGTGTTGACTTATACATGACAGCTTCCCGGTTGTCTGGTAGTGTCCACTGCTTTGTCTTACGATAGCGTGGCGGGAAAGAGCCGGCAACATACTTGTCAACGACTTTCATCTCACCGTCGAGTACACGATGGGCTGTAGATAACAACTGGGCAGACTCCAGTATCATCTTGACGACATGTTTGTCTACCAGACTCTGGGCTGCCTTGACTGGATCATGGTCCACGTAAAAGATATTAATGGCCGCCTCCTGTGCTCCATTATCTATGGTATCACATGATCCAGTATTTGTACACAGTTATTTTCGGCGCTTGAAGGCTAGATCCCGGTGGTACTTATTTGCCCGGTTATAGAAGATAATACCATCCAGATGGTCCATCTCGTGCTGGAATGCCCTAGCAGACATGCCCACAAATGTCTCGGTCCTAGTATCACCATTAGGAGTCTGGAACCTGACCTTGATGTGTCTCGGTCTCTTTATCTTTACAAAGAGACCGGGATATGTCAGACAACCCTCCTCTAAAAGATTCGTCTCAGAAGAAACATCCACTATCCTAGGATTAAAGCAGACAAAGTTTTCAGGAGAACCGCGTAGTGCAAACACACGATACGGAAGACCGACCTGATTAGCAGACACACCTATACCATTTCTCTCATGCAAGAGTCTAACAAGATCTTGTGCAAGTTCTATTGGATCCACCGGTGGATTCTCAAAGTCAAACTTCTCACACACCTTAGTAAGAATAGGATCATTCTCATCAACCAATTTCATCTTCAGGATCCTTTGCGCTTAGAGTAACTGTATTCTTAATCTCGTCAACTTCCCACCATAGTGCTGTGTTCTCACCCCATCCCATCTCTTTCAAGAGATCTTCAGGTAGCTCGATAAACAAC